GGTTAGCACCTGGGGCAGCCCCCCTCTCCGAGTAGGTTAATCTTGGAGTATTGTCATGAGTTGGCACGATGGAAGTCCCTATAGGCAACCAGGATAGGCTAGGGTTGGGTGGTGCCCGGCAATCTGCTACACCCCCACAAGCGACTGACCAGTCATCCATTTTACCACATTCAATGTTGGGAAAAGCGTTAAAACAGGAGAAATTGAACTCGACGTTGCAGCCAAGTGTTGAACAAATCAAAGACACTTTGCAAGTCCATAAGAGTATTGCTAAGGAGCAGCACCGCAGAGAAGACTATGAGGCGTATTGGGTAGGGTTTAGAGCGGATCAAACCACATTATCCAATACGAGTCGAGCGGCAGGACTAAAAAGGAAAATAGCGAAGGATAGTGAAAACAGAGTGGAGTTACAATCGGCTCTACCCTGTGTGGGTGGCTCTGTCATCGAAGCTAAATCGTCCGATTACGTTAAGCAAAAAGCTTTGCAGCCTATTGCTTGGTATACAGGATTGGACGGTAAGCCTCCTATACATAGAAATGAAGCGCCTTTCCAGAACGTAACTAAACCTCAGGAGAAGAGACGTGAATCAGCCTCTGCCATAGCAGGGTACCTTAGGCGAAAGGCTCTAGCCGTCCGTGCGGTGACAAATAAAACCAAACGGCGGGTCATAGAGAGAGTAACTAAGGCGGGGAAACCCGGAGGGGCCCAAGAGATCACCATACCTCTATCAAATAGATTCGGACTCGTGGAGGACGAATTGTCTGATGAGGTCAATGATGAGACACCTGATCCAGAAATGGGTGGGGTAGCCACAAGTAGCGTTGAGGGTAATGAGGGTAGCGAAAGCAAGGTAGTGCGTAGATCAAAGGAGCCCGACCAGTTCATTGTTGATGAGGAATTAGATTTTGATGAATTGCCTTTACCATCATTCAAAAAGGCCCGCTGTTTGCGAGATAAGAAAATTAGGAGTGTCTATACAAGATTAACTTATTATTTAAAATGTAAACACTTTATGCACTCCAAAGACCCCCATCATATTAGAACTTTAGTTCAAGATGCGAGGGCTTGGCTACTGAAGGCCAAATGCAGTATGGAAACATACCAAGAGTACGTGTTATTAACTTCAGCAGTATCCGCAGCTTTCTTCGTTGATCAAGAAGAGCTAAATTTTAGAGCACGTATGAAGAATCGCATTGAGTGGCAGGCGTTGTCCAAACATAATGCCGCCTGCAATGGCGATTTAGGTTGGAGATTAGGACAGGTGGAGCCCAGGTTTAATCGCCTGAGACATGCGTTTATGACGCAGGTTCGGCTTCCAAATAGTCCGATGTCGGCCTAATGGCACCTTTGATACTACCTTGTAAGTGCACAAATGTCGTACCACCGGCTAGGGTTAAGACAAAATATTACAAGGTTCAAGCTAGTATTGAGGGATGCCAAATTAAGGGGTTTTGCCAATATCTGCATTTAAAATTACCCCTCCCTTTAGAGGATCAGTTTTATTGGAATAATTGTCAGTGTAATGAGTTCGATGGTTTAATGAGGAGGCATTTTATTGGCTCCTTAGTTGGGTTCACTCCCAACAACCCAGCAATTCAATTGTTGGAGAGAGAAACAGAACAAATGCGCTCAGTTATACCAAGCTTCCGATGTGTTGACCATAAAACACTAATCGAGAACACTAGGTCCACTATTAAAAACCGGTACAGACGTGCATACTTTGAGCTGAGGAATCGAGTGACGAATTTAGGTTATAAGGAGAAATGCGTGAAAGCATTTGTAAAATATGAGAAGATCCCAGTAGGTAAATACGAAAGCGGGAAACCGCCCAGGATGATACAGTTCAGGGACTTCACTTACCTTTATTGCTTAAAGAAGGAATTGCTCCCTTTCTCATTAACCGTGAAGAATAGTCCAGAGCTCAAATGGAATACTCAATGTATAAAATCAATCTTCACGAAGGTACACGACTCTTACGGGACAGCGGCTGTCCTAAAGGAGTCGTGGGACATGTTTATAGAACCCGTTGCAATTTGTCTTGATCATAGCAAGTTCGATGGCCATTACTGTAAGGAGTTATTGGAAATCGAAGCGGAATTTTGGAGGAATTTAAACAATTCACACATGCTTAAATGGCTTTTAGAACAACAATTAGTAAATCATGGTAGAACACATCACGGAATAAAGTATGAAGTAATAGGTGGAAGAATGTCAGGCGAATATACAACATCTGACGGCAATAGCTTAATGAATTATGCTATGCTTGTCACATGGCTGAAGCATTATGGATTGGACCAACACCAGTTCAGAGTCCATGTAAATGGAGATGACTCAGTAATTATCGTAGATAAACAATTTTCATGGTTGTCCAGGAAATTGAGATACTTCCGCCACTTTAATATGGAAACCGAATGTGACAGAGTAGTAGATGATTTTAGATTAATAACATATTGCCAGGCCAGTCCTATTAGAGGAAGGGAATTAAAATGGTATATGGTAAAAGAGCCAATTCGTACGTTGTCTAGGTTGCGTTATTGTGACGAAAAATTTTCCAAAGTAATAGGGCGGTACACCAGAGGTGTAGGTCTCTGTGAATTGGCGGTAAATTCAGGCATCCCAATTATGCAATCTGTAGCACGATGGATGATTAGTGTAGGTGATAAACCTTTAGGGTGTGTTGATAAGTTCCCGGCGCTTAACAGCGGCAATGACGTTGAAGAAAGTGTAATATTGCCAATTACAAGGTCTGATTACGAAGTTGCTTTTGGAGTATCAATTGAAGGGCAACTAGATATTGAGAAACATTTTGCCGGGCAAATAAGATCCCCCCAAGATCTCAGCGCTATAATCACTAGATATAAAACTTTCCATAAGAATTAATTTAGAACAATAAGCATACAATGAATAAACAGAAATCCAAACAAAATCGAAAATCTAAATCGAAAACTAGTAGTAGTAAATTAGGTAACAAACCCGTGGTACAAGGAGCAACAACAGCTCCAATTGCTAAACAAAGAACAGTCCGAACTAATGCGCCTAAACTTCGCACGACTCGTGAGGGCGTTGTCGTCACTCATCGTGAGTATATCCAGGACGTTACTAGGGCTTCTAACACTTTTACTATCGATACTATTGCTGTCAATGCTGGTCTGGCAAGCGCGTTCCCATGGCTCTCGCAAGTTGCTGGCCGGTTTGAGTCTTATACTTTTGAGCGTCTTGATTATATCTACGAACCCATGGTTCCTACTACGCAAGCTGGTTCTGTTATGATGGCGGTCGATTTTGACGCCTCTGACTCAGCCCCAGCTAATAAAACAACTATTATGTCTTACAAAGGAGCCACTCGCTCATCTCCATGGCAGGCTAGTAGACTTGTGTGTAGTGCAATTGATAGAACCAAGATGGTCCCAGAGCGATACGTTAGGACAGCAGCTTTAGTAGGTTCATACGATATTAAGACGTACGATATGGGTACGCTATTCGTATCAACGGTAGGGACGGGTACAGCTTCAGTGAGTTTAGGCGAGTTATACGTGGAATACACGGTTAAACTCAGAACGCCACAAATTCAAACTGGAGCTTCGCTCGCCCTTACTCGACGTACAGCACAGTCAGGATCTTTTGTATTGGCCCAGAATGGTGCCATGACTTCACATATAGCTAATATAGTGGGTGATGCTGTCAAGCCTTTGGCTATGATACATCCGACAAACAATTTGTATTTTTATATTAACACTGCCACGAGGTTGTTAATAACACTTTGGACTAGGTGGGGAGCGATAACAGCACAGAGGAATCTAACAACAATGTTTAATTTAGCACCGTGTGATAATCAGCCAGTGGTAGAGGACGCTAATGTCTCTAGTACCCTGATTAACCGCATAGGTCGTCCCAGTAATATGTTTCAACAATCGGCAGGCACTAGTTTTGCTACAGCTCCTAGAGATATAGTAGAACAATATGTTGTCGCGCCCAATGATGGTAGTTTAATAAATGGTTTACAGCAAAGAGGCGTGGGAAATGATTGGCAGGTAGGATTGCGTGGCAGAGTTGATGCCTTAGTTGGCACCGGCAATGTAACGGTCGACTACACTATAATCCCCCTTGATAACGAAGGGTTTCCCATAGCCAATGCTAACATTCCATTAGCAACGACGGGACCACAGAGTATAGTTTGGCCGAACTTAGACCAATCTTCTGTGTTACCGGCGCGTAAAGTCTCCACAGACGAATTTAATACCTTCACTTATAATACGAAAGATATGTTAGATACTCATCCAGCTTTAGTTGATCCGCCTAAGAAAAGTAGATTCTCATAATAATATTTGTTATACTTTATTATATTTGTTTATTATTTTATATATAAATCCCTTATAACAAGGGCGAGAGCACACTCGTAACATCTTCCAGGAAGAGGCCAAAAGAGCAAACAAAAATATAACTGGTACAATAGAAACAAATGAATTCGACGTAGCGACGTAAAGAGCACCGACGCGATGAGCGCCCCTGGGAAGGCGCTCTGACCGAGTTGGGCGCGGACCAGCTGCAACGATTCATATAATAATACCTCAATAACAAATGAAGTAAGAAAGGATAGATGGGAAACCAGGG